GAAGGAACTCCAGTATTAATTCTGATATACTTTCAATTATTTCTTCATGAACCATTTTATATTATATTACATTTTATTTTCAGCAAAAACACGAACTTAAAACATAATGCCTCTTTTTTTGATATGAAATGTTTAAGATATATTTTTTTCCTGTATTGTTTATTAAATCTCCAAGTTCTATTTTTTTTATGATAATCAATATTTTTATGACCTGATGTATTCCTTTTATTTTCACCTACATTCTCATTATTTTCTGTTGGAGTCACCCATCTTAAATTTTCAACTCTATTATCCGATCTATCTCTATTAATGTGATCTACATAAGGTTTATTTTCATCATTTTTAATGTAATGTAATGCTATTAATCTATGAACCGAATATTTTTTCACTGTTCCATCCTTACAAAGATTGACTCGTGAGTATCCAGACCAATTTACATCTTGTTTAAGATATCTTTTATATTTTTGATTATATACTTTTCCATCGGAATAGATTAAATAGTTTTCATACCCTACAATTTCCATTTTTGAATTAAAAAAGATGTCATTTTCAAATTTATATTCCATTCGGGAACAAGGATGCTACTAGATTAACAGGTAATTGATTTTGACGAACTATCTTATATATTACTGCTGAATTATCATCAATCCTACTAAATGCTCCGTTTGGATCTGTGATTGCTGTTGTGATCGTACTCAGTGGCTTCTGGCGAGTTATCGTAAATTGTATTGAATCATCTCCTCCTACAAAAAAATCTCCAGAATCCGTTGATTTATTGACGTGTCCCATAACAGGTAATTTTTCACCAGAATCCGGACCACCCATGTAAGGTGTCTGATCTATTAAATCACTTCTTATTGTGAAAAATGGACTTAACATTTTTCTCGGAACTCCCTGTGCTGTAACTGTCAATGAACCAGTATCTACAACTATTGGATCAGTCCATTGATAATACTTTTTGTTCTTATGCTCTGTTAATACACAAGATGTAATTACATTCGGATGATACATTGTTGCTCCCCATATATTTTGATTATACAATAAAACATCTTGTGCTTTTATTTCTGCCTGAGTTGTCACCTTATTTAACTGTTGTATGTTTCCTGTATTTACTCTTGATTGTGTTGTATTACTTGCTGATACGGGACTTTGTAATTGTTCATATGTAAATCCCAATATTCCTAATAATGAATTATTCCAAGTATTCTCATCAGTTATCCCAAAACTCTCTATTGAAATACCACTCTGACAATCCATTACTGAAAAAGGATAAATATTACGATTCGGTAAATCAACTGATAATTCTGACTTCGTCTTTTTCCCATCTGAACCAAATACTTCTATTGAAGCATTTTGAGAATAAGGACCCATTCCAGGACAAAAATTCTGCCTTCTTAATCTTTTATTTACTTTATATACCAATGCTTTCCCATCAACAATTGGATTCGTATCTGTCTCTTCACCAGCTGCTCCATTATTCCCCAAATATTCAGGAGTATAAAACTCTGTAAATCCAAATCTATCTTTCGTTTGATCATAAGTTAATTTTGGATTTGATGAACCTAAATATACCTGATTTATTACTTTTGATTTCTCCGCTACATCAGTTAATGGAGCACCAGCAATCGGTCCCGTAGTTCCCATCTGTAAAAATCCTATTGACCTATTCTGCTCTATCTCATTCACACCACTAGCAGAAGGTGTATATAAACCAACAGCAGCATTTCCATATGCCGTAAAATGTGGATCATATCCTATATGTCTTTTATATTTTTCATCAGTATATGAACCATTCGTAACAGCTGCTTCACCACCAATAAAAAATCCTGAACCGTTGTAATATTCCTCGGGAACTCCGCCACCAATACCTTCCATTGTCACTTGAATATTTCCATCACCATCTTTCAAAAATAATCCATAACTTAATTTCTCTGACCTTATATTGTATATTGGATTCTGATAAAATGTATTTTCATCTTCTTTTATATATGTCACAAATAACGGTTCAGAAGCAATATTATATTTTAAGTTTTGATCAGAAAAAGCACTTGAAGCATTCATATCTGATCCAAACTCTCTTCTTGGCTGTGCTGTTGTCTTATCAGGATCATCATATGCCTGAACCATATCTAAATGTAAAATTCTTGAAATATCTGATGTTAATTTTTTAGATACATCTGTTATTGTGAATGTCAAAGGAGGACTACCAAAAATATTAACATTTGTTGCTCCATCTAATGTTATTCTTTGAATTCCTCCTCCCAATTCCTCAGAAGAAAGAATCTTACAAGGATTCGGAGTAAAAGAACCATTCGCAATTGTCACAACCCTACTTTCTATATGACGAGGTTTCTCAACGATTAATGGATCACCTACTAATTCTATTACTGTTGATCCCACACTTATATTACCATTCGGAACTAGTGTTTGTGTCTGAACATGATTTGTTTTACCATTCACACAACTAGCATTCCTGAAATCCCAAAATTCAGGATATAACTCCTGAGTCTTTATCCATTTAGCAAGTCTCTTACAGTTTTCATCTGTATAAGGTTTATTTATACTTATTCTCATTGATTTTCTATCTGCTTTCGAGTCACTACTGACCTTCGTAATATAAGTATAATTTTCACCACCGTAAAAATATCCATCACCCCAATCCCATCTTCCAGACTCAACAAAATCAGGTCTCTTAAAACATACATTCTCAAAACAATTTATCCAATCCAATTGTGATTGATTTAATGTTGCTGGATATACATAACTCATTGCTGATCCATAATTTGTAGAGTTAAAATTAGAATTAGCACAATTAAAAGGTTTAAATGTATCTGTCTTATATGTTGCTGCTAATACTCCTTGATTTTGATCCGTAGTGTCAGGTGCTGGATTGCTCGGTGTTGAACCCCAATGATAATATTTTTCTAATGATGAAGCATTTTGAAGTGAATTCGTAAAAGTCTCTGCTATAAAATCTGCCGATCTTCTCCCACTTGGAATCTCTACTTCTTTTAATTGTCTAAATGGAAGATACGGAGCAACAGCAGGATCAATACTCCCATTACCATTCCTATATTCAAATGCTGAAGGTTCAGAAGGCTTTGTAGAATTAGCATTATACCAAGTAGTTCCAAATCTTGTAAATAATGTGAATTTTGTTCCATCTTGTCTAACTTTTACCAATTCAAGATTAGAAAACCAATTATCAGCAAATGGAGCAGAAGCATTCCTATCTCTTGAATAATCAGACTCTATAAATCTTCCATTCCTTAATTGAGTAAGTGTTGCCCCAGAATGTAAGCTATCCACATCAGAATATGCTGTTGAAGGATTTTTATTATCAAACCTTCTCGGTAATGAAAAACAATTCTCCCCGTTTGTTGCCTTATAATATTGTATTGACATTGACACTTTATTATCCAATAAATCGGGTTGATGATCATATTTCTCATTTCTTTTCGCATCATATGTATTCAAAACATCTTGATAACCTGAATCTAAATAACTATCCTTCTCTGAATATGTATCAACTCTTATTAAATTATTTAATTCTACTCTTCCTATTTTTTGTCCTCTCAATTCAATAGTATTTCCCCCAGCACCAATCTCTGAAACTACTGCTGAATGAATACTTACTTTATCTCCAATATTTAACATATATCCCTCCTCAACCTTATTCATAAATATAGCATTATTAGTATCATTACCCGATCCAACTTCAACAGATGACCGTCTAGAACACTCTAATAATTTAAGATCCACATACGGTTCGGTCTGAACTTGTTGTTGAGCCATTTATAAAAACAAATATAAAAAAAGATAATGAAATTACATTACTTAACTGAATCCAGCAGTGAGGAAACCATTCTGGAGAACAGCAACTTTTCCAATTTCAACATAAGTTCTCTGAGTGTAGTTCTTTCCAGCAGCAAGAGCAGGTAGAGAATCAAGTTTAGTTGTGAGTTCAAGACCCCGAGAATTAACACGACCAGTCGGAAGTTTGTATGCCTGAAAGAAAAAGTTAGATGTTATCCCACGAGAACTATTCTGAGCATTTTGTTCCCAAGTTGCCGAAGTAATAGTGTCACCTTCACCAGAATACTCTTGACGAGTTACAAATGGAAGAGAACCCATTGCCCGAGAAGTCTTGTCAAATAGAACTGCCGAATTACTTAAATCAATCGGGAAAACAAAGAAATCATTCATTCGGATATTCATAGTAAGAGTATCATTCTTTTTTGTCCCCGAAGCATAATCCTTATCAGGAGCAACTGCCGAATACTTATTACAAATAAATCTTTCAGTTCTGTTGTCATCATTGATAAATGACATTACACGAGTCACAATACGACCAGCACCACCAAGATTTCTTACCGAGTTCTTAGCATCTGTTACTGATAGAGTTGTCTTTGTTAGTCTGTAATCATTGTAAGCAAAATTAGTCGGTTGAGAATTATATTGCTGGAGCTGTTGAGACATTAGTTCTCCATCATAGAAAATGTAATCTGCTACTAGTTTTACCTCAGTAGTATCAATCTCAATTGCCGAACCAATCACAGAGTTATTAGAATTGACACTTACACGACCACCTACCTGAGGTTCCCATACAAGATCAATTACTATTTCTTGCTTCATAGCAAAAAGTGGAAGATTTGTTCCTTTGAGGAAAGGAAATAGTTCTGAAAGAGTTACCGAAAATACAGGTTTATTGTTGATATCGAGAACAGGATCACAATCCAAATTGCCTCCATCGTATTCAATATTTGTTCCTAGACCATATGCCTCCGCAGAAGTGTCCGACTGAGACCCAGCAGTTGATTTGTATATGAAATCGTGAGAAATCTGTCTTCCCGACATATATGCCTCCCGATCCTTATTGATTTCACTTGAAAGGAAAATACTCTCAAATGCCTTGTAATGATTGTAATCATCAATCTCAGAAATAGTATTACCACCGATTGACAGAGTTGCTCGGCGAATTAAAGAATGGACTCCCAGACCAAGAGGAAAGAAAGCACCAGCAGTAGTTGAAGCATTACCCTTCACAGATAGAGTAATACGAGATCCATCATGTAAATAACCTTTGTTAGTTAAAACAAAACGACAATTAGTCTGATTACAAACAATCGGATCCAACACATCCGAAGAAACATCCATAGCCATATTACTTTGAATTGCTCCAACACGAATTAAATCAGGAACATTTGAACCGTCCATTTTCGGGGGACTTACACTAACAGATTCTTGAACAGAAGTCATTTTTATAATATCTTCAATATAAAAATAATTTTTAAAAAAAAAACTTTCACTTGGAGTGATTTACTGAACCACTTGGATTCCCTGCGGACTAAACACCAAAGTCTGGCGTGAATGAACAAAGAGGAAAAGAGCATTCGGAGAATCAGTAGTTAAATCAGTCTCCATCTGGATACCGAAAGGAGTCGTACTGAAATCCTCCCCGACACCAGTTCCAACAGTATCAAACGGAACTCCGAGACATTCCATAACACCACCATCAGCAGTGAGAGGAGGAGTAGCACCTTTGTAAAGTCTGTTAGTGTTAATCGGCGAAATCTCAGACCTTAGATTCATTCCTGCTTTAATACTATCACGAGCAAAAGTTACTACCTGAGGATCAACAGTTGAAATAGAAGGAGTATCTTTTACATTTGTATCAAGATTGAAAGCAATCGGCATTCTCATTCCTCCCTTAGTGAAAATAATCTGCTTAATAGCTGCCTGATCACCATCCTTGTTGAGAGGAGTTGTAGTAGCATACGAATTAAAAGCAAGATTGTTTAGATACTTAGAAGGACACATATTCATAAAAACACCAAGAGTTCTAGAAGTTCCAAGATTGAAATTAACAACAGCATTTGCCGAGTTGATTACATTGAAATACGAAGTAATAGCATTGTAGGTTAATGAACCCGTTGAAGGAAGCATATTACGAGGATCGGGAGGAACAACTAATTCACAATGTAGTCTTAGATTTTCCAATTCATAGAAACAATCAGTAAGACCAGTTGTAGTTCCATTCTGAGCATATAGTGCCTGAGCATCTGGAGCAAGATTTAGAGAAAGTTCAACTCCCCCGAGTGAATCACTTGAAAGAGGAATCATATTTCCAGCAGCAAGAAAGCCTGTTGGAATAGCAACACAAAATCTAGATCCGTGTGCTGTTGCGGGGAAATCAACTAATTCTCTCTTCTGAGTTTCATAGTTAGGAAGAGTTAGAGCCATTTCATTAAAATGAGAAAATTTATCACTCTTAGAATTAACATACGGAAGGTATGTTGAAAGGAAACGTCCATAATGATTGACCGTTTCTATGACCTGACGAGACCTCTGAGATGTAATAGTTACTTTTTCAATTATTGAATATAAAGCAAGTTTCTCATCAATAGCAAGTTCATCTGCCGTTGTCGGTTTTGTTTTATTAGCATCTTTGTAAAAGTTAATATCTCCACTGATACGAACCGAACTACCGTCAAGAAGGTGAGGTTGTGCTCCAATCAAAAAAGAAATAATTGGATTCCCTTGTTTGTATGAAACTTTCTGTGTAGAATTTACATTTGAAGGTTGGATTTCCTGATAGATTACAGACATTTTATATGATATCTTATATATTTTATTTTATTGATTAATTTTCAAAAGTTATACTTCAACTTGAATACTATCCGCACGAATATTGATTCTGCGAATATGATAAACGAAATTACACCATAATTTATCTTTTGTCGGAGCATTAGTTGTATCCTGATATAATACATTGAGACGGAAGTCCTTTCCTCTCATATCATATACTCCCTTGTTGAGACTCATACTACGACCGATACAGAAATTCTCTTGGAATCTTGACATTTGAAGAGCAGGCATATCCGCCTGAGCAAGTGCCTTATCAAGTTCAAGAACAGGAATAGCATCAATTGAATCCTTAGCACCAATTCTTTCAGTCTTGACGTTCAACGAAGGTTGATTACGACCATCATAGAAAAAGAAGTATTCAGTTAGTCTATCACTGATTCCCGCAATACCAGACTGAGAAGATAATAGCTTGCTATCGTGTGAGTTGCTGTGAATCTCATAAGTTCCTTCTCCTGTGATGCTATCCTTAGTAGAATATACCGAAGCATCAGTTGGAACACAAATAATACTTTTTGCTCTCTGATGATTAGCAGGGATACCAATATTAGCAACACGATCACCCGAAAGTTGAGAATGATTATATACCTGAGTTGATAAGAAATCATATACCATCATCTTTCCTTCTCTCATATCCCTCTGTGCTTCTGCCCGTGCTTGATCCCCCATATCAATCTTGTTAAGAACAAGTTCAGCATTTGAAATCTCATAACTCGGACTATATGATGTAGTCCTTAATACAGATTTTGAAAAGAGTGAAAAGTTTCCAGTGCTTGTAATATCAACACCATTGTTAGTAACAGAAGCATTGAATGTAACCTTCACATATTTATTAGCACCAGTTCCAGAAGTTTCAATAGTCTTGATTATAGCAGGAGCAGATAAAGTATTCTCAGTTCTTGAAGTTAGTTTAGCAATCCCGACCTCTTCACCAACAACAAGGGGGAAATTTTCTACCTTATAATTATTGTTGTCGTGCTTAATGAATATCTTATTTGAATCAGAACCATTCTGCCAAGTCGCAGGAGAACCAGTAGATCCGTCCAGAGAATGGAAAAGAGGATTCAGTGGAAGTCGTCTAGAATATGATACAGAATCAAGTTGTCTGAATACTCTCTTATTTTCAGAAGTAAGAATAGTAACAAATAGACCATTCATTAGTCCAACAGGAACAACCTTGTCATTCTGGAATAGACCCGTGTGAAGAGGAAGTTTCAACTTACACTTGTGATACTTAGAGTTCGTGAAAGAAGCATTCGTTGGATCATCCGAATCAGTAAGTGCCTCGTAATACGGAGAAAACTTATGATTCGCTAGCATAGACTTAGAACTGCCTCTTGTCCCCCGAGCATCAGGAGTCCAAATACCAGCACCTTCATTCAAAGCACGGAGATCCCTTAAAGTCGGGTTGGAATGATAAGAATACTTAGTAGCAACATGAACAGGATAGTGTCTTATTTCCTCTAGTAATTCTGATTTATCTCCCGAATGAATCCTAATCGTATCCAGTAAAACTTGACCTCCAATCAGTTCATCAAGTTGAAGACGAGTTGTTGAAGCATTGCTGTCCTGAGAAATTTCAAGATCAAACTGTAAATAAGAGTTCTTCGGTTTAAAAGCATCAATGTTCGGAGGAATGTAAAATTCAATTAGTTTCTGAGCAGAGTACGATAGACCATTTTGAGATGGAATAGCAACATAAGACTCTTTGAGAGGTATCTTGTTATCAGCAACGAAAAATCCAGTAGATTCAGACATATTTATAATGTATTGAATATAAAAAATATTTTAAAAAATTAATTGTAAAAATTAGTCTGTTCTTACATTAGCAAAAGAACCAGCAAGTGATGCCTGTGCTGTTTGTGGAGTATCAGTCGGAGGAGTAACCGTTTTGTCCTGAGCAACTTGTGTTGCTGTATGAACTCCTTCACTAGCAGCATCAAGAACTCCCGAAGCAGCTTGAATACCAGCACCAACAACTCCCGCCAATTGAAATCCAGGAACAAATCCCAACATATCAAGAGCAGCTCCACCAATTGAACCAATGTTTGCTAACTTCTCACCAAAATTATCCCCTGATAATAGACCCTTCCCTGATTCAAAAGACTTTACATCAGCAGCAATATCCAATCCAGCAGTCGCAAGTCCCCCAACTACTCCCACACCACGACCAATTGATCCAGCAAGTTTTGCCCCTCTTCCAACTTCTTCTCCTGCTGCTAAAAGTTTATCTCCCTTTGACAAAATATCAGAACCTTCTTCTAATGTTCCTTCACTTGTAGAAATAGCAGCACTCGGTCTCTCCACATTTAAATCTGCTTCCTCACCAGGATTCGGTGCCTTAGCATTTACTTCTGCCTCAGTCGGTTTTACCTCAGTCCAACCACCAGGAGTAGTTATTGGAGTAGCATTCACTGCTTCCTGATATGCCTGAACTTTTCCAGCAGTATTTGCTAATGCTCCGCCTTCTCCAATACTATCTTTAATACCAGCAAGTAATCCCCTTTCTTTATCTCCCGCCACAGCATTCTTAGCAGCAGTGGAAGCATTCGCAAGTTTTGTTTGATTATTCAATCTTATCGTTTCATTTAGATTCTGAACAGCTGCCGTTCTAGCATTCCCGTCAGAAAGAGCAGAAGACATATTATACATATCAAACCCCATTTTGTTTATATAGTCTCAAATAAAATAATTTTGTAAGAATCTTTATTCAAAAGTATTTTCTTTTGGATCATTTACAGAAGGGTCGTAATTCTGCCCGCCTGTTGCTACAACCTTCTCAAAATTCTTATACATCAAAGGAGGATTTTGTAGTTTCATATAACAGAAATCATATTTCTTTGGAGTTGTTTGTCTGTATAACTTTAACCAATTTTGAGGAGAATTAAAAAGATCTCCGTATTCCTCAGAAATGGCGGATAATTCTTTCATATTTGGAAAAGGAGAACCAACAATTACATCTGTAGCATTTGCCCGAATAATTGGATCCACAGCACCTCTGAATTTCTGAACTGAAATTACAAGTAGTTTAATATTGTAGTGACGGCTCCTCGTAACTAAATTTGCTACGTGTTTATCAAGTAATCCGACGCAATCATCAAGAACAACTGCTATATCGGGTCTGTTCTCATCTTCAAAAGCCATTTGTCTCTCTGTAATCCCCTGTATAATACTTGGAGAATATGTATCATAACAAGTGAATCTCTTCTTCATGAATCGAGAGGTGCTATCCATATTAATTGTCGGTGAGATTACGACTACCTCATTAAAATGATCCTGACCATATAGATTATCATTTAAAAAAAGATTGCTTATGATAGTGCTCTTGCCCGTTTGTCTCGGACTAATCATAAGCAAACATTTACCAGCACCCTTCACACCAACACCAACTTCGGGCAAATTCTGATGATGAGGTTTAGCAACTCCATCATTCTCTGCTTTAACGGGAATAATTTCAGGAAAATCCATTGTATGTTATTATATTATGTTAGATTTATTTTTATATATCATTGAAAATTAAATATATGTTTTGACGCAAAACCCTGATCACCCGCATATAATTTGCTCGGATATACTGCTTGTCTTATTGCCTCCTGTGCCTTTGCCTGTCTTATTGCTTCATCTTGTTTTGCTTTCTTCTCTGCTTTTCTCTTCTGTCTCATCATCTCATTTTTTGTTAATGCTTCTTCAATTGCCTTTTGAATAATTGTATCATCTATTTCTGCCTTGACGGGTTTCTTTTCCTCCACGACATCATTTACAATATTTTCCATATCCTTAATTTTCTTTTCTTTTTGTTTCTTAGTTACTTGATTCTCTAATTCTTTTAATTTCTTTTTTTCTGCTGCTCTCTCTCTACGGACTATAACTGCTCGTTCTCTTGCTAATTTTAATTTTTCTTTATGAGATTCGGACATCACCCTTTTAGGTTTCGTACTCTTTATAGGTTTTATCGTAGTATCAGACTGCTCTTTCTTCGGTTTCTTCGGTTTATCAAACACATCATCAGTATCAACATTCTCTTTTATTTCAACCTCAACATTATCTTCTGGAGCCAATAAATCTTCATCTGATTCAACAGTCAATTCAGGATCTCCAATTATTTCAGGTAAAACTTGTTCCATATTTATAATATACTTCTATATTTTTTCTATTCTGACTAAAAAATTATTATTTTGACTAAAAATTATAGTTTATTGTTTTTTCTAATGTGGATGTTTCTTTCTAATGTGAAGGACTGCTGTTGTGTTCCCGACCAATCCAGGGACTAATCTTTCTTGTCTATCCACCATTTCAACTGAGAAAGAATTTACAGGTGTATCTGCTATGTTTCCAATATCAATGTATGTCTTCTCAGTCGGTTCAAAGTATAATTGTCCTTGATCTGCCCCTGATGTATCAAACCGAGGACAGTGATAAATAATCTTACTATCATTACCTGTAAAACCATTCTTAGATCTTTGAGTAAGAGATGATAATCTAAAAAACATACTTTCTCTTACAACATTATCTGGAACTTCGTGAGATGTAAATGTTTTGAATCCTGCTGTTTGTGTTGGATCATCAAGAACTGTTTCATCATCAAATCCTAAAAGGTGACCACAATTAGCACCCCCGCTTGGAGTATAATCATCTGGATCCTCAGAAACAATCAATACTATCTTTGGAAGTTGATCTGAGAATCTTTGAAAGACATGCTCCACGTTGATGTGTTCGTCAAAATCATTGTATACTCCCCGAGTATCTGCTTCCTGTGCCGAATTATAAAACGGAAGCATACCAGATAAAGCAGTAGCATAATAATCTTGTCTTGTTAAATTGTTTCCTTTGTTTCCTGGATTCTCAAGATTCCCATCAAATACAAAATCTGATATATCTACTCCCTCATTACTCACCATTGTAAAATAAGAATTCGGAATAGTAAGTTCATATTTTGGATACAGATAAGCACAACACATATTAATCGGTTTGAAATAATTATCCTTAGCAGGTGTTCCTAGTTCGGGACTACACAACTTAGTTCTTGCTCCTCCACCCTTTCT